TCCAACTCCTTTAAAAAAGAAGGTATCTCTTTATGCATAGGAGTTAAATACTTAATGTCTTTAAAAGAAGGGTCTTCCGCAGTTCCATATTGAATAAACTTATCGAGGGATCCATCACGATACCAAATCAAAGGGTTATTTTTTCCAAAAAAATGCATTCTATTAATATCTGTGTATGTGAAAGTACCCACCCATATTTTTTTAATATTTAATGCTCTGCATACAACCCCTGCCATTAGGGCATTATATTGATCATCTGACTCTAAAGTTAATCCTTGAGGCAAATCAAAAAAAAGACCTGCATTAACATATTCAAATTTATATCCTTTTTCTTTAAAATATTTAAGTATAGAAGTAACTGCTTTATTCTGTTCGGGTAGTTTCTTTTGACCAGATATATGATAACCCAATTGATTGTATAAAACATACACATTTCTTTTCTCTTTTAAAAAAGATTCTAACAAAATAGTACTATCTAATCCGCCTGAAAAAAGAATTAACTCTGGTTCTTGGTGATTGTTGGTACTCATCTAAAATTACAGTTAATGATTACCCTTTTATCCACTATAGATGCTTCGGTGTCATTTAAAAAATTATCTATTATTTTTATCATTAATTCTTTTACTTACTTCCCAATCTGGGTTTTCTTTAATATTTGCAACTAAATTATATCTAGTAGAATCATCCGTTACTTCTGGGACCCCATGTAAAATATTCGGTTCAAAAATATAATAAGAACCCACTTGTGGTTTGATAGTTATTTTTAATTCTGGAACAAGAAGAGGACTTCCTTCTGTTAAATATAAAATAATATGGTAGTGGTGGTGTACATGCATTTGAACATGTTCCCCTTTTACTAATTCATTTCCCCATGCTTGTATCTCAGGTTTATTTACATACCATTTTTCTTTAGTAAAGATAGGGTTTATGTTTTGATGTTTTTTAACCAGGTAATCTAGAAATCTTGTAAATTCTGGTTTATCATTAAAAAAAGTCCAACCTGTTTTTCCTCCCTTTACATTAGTAGTATCTCTTTCTATGATGTTTGTTTTGATCATAGTAGTCATGTTCATCATATCTACTATATTATCATAAACACCGTGAGATATTTGAGTAGTTTTGGGATAGGTTACTACTGTACTATAGGAAAAATTTTCTTCATCTTTAATAGGGCTTATTATTATCATAGTTTATTTAATATGTATCTTTTTAAGTCACTGAAAGTTTTCCTTGCAGATAATTGTAATTGTTTTTCTTTAAATACAATATCTACATTTTTTTCTGTTAAAGGAGTAAGTAAGAATAGCGGGTCTCCTACCCTAATTAATAATTCTTTTCTATCTTTTTCTATGGGAATAAAAAAATTAAGCTGTGATTTATAGGCAGGGGAAATAATACCAGGTAAAGTTTCATAGTTTAAAAAATGATACCACGAATTATGCATTAATACAGGAACTTCAGAATCTATGTGTATATTTAAAATTATTTTCGCAATAAATTTATATTTTTTTTTCTGAACAACATAATCTAATAATTGAGTATTTGGATGCAGGCTAATAAAAGATGTTTCTGTCTCTTTGCCCAATGAAGAAAACTCAATACCCGTGTCATTAAATATAACCTGTATATCAAAAGGACTTTTAAATAAAAAAGACCTCTTAAATAAATTTATAAAACCAGAACATTTTTTAATAGTAGTGTTCATTAATAGACTTCTTTCAATACCAGGGTGAAACATTTCTTTTGGAATTGTTTTAAAATATGTTGGTAAATTCTCGGGTATTTTTACAAAAGAGGATCTTATTTCTTCTCTAGAATAAGTGACAAAGGCATTAGGGTCTGTAAAAATAGTTAATGTTTTATTAAACATATTGTTTTAAAAGCCAGTGTTATTCTAGGAATATTTTGTTTTGGAGGGTTCCCCTTGTGTAATTTTTTAGCATCAAAATAAATTAAACGATTAAATTTATATTCAAATTTTCCCTCGTCTTTTATTTCAAAGTGACCTTCGTCTGAATTTATGCCCTTAGAGGGCATAAATATAAAAGTAATATCCCCATCATCTGAGTGGAAATCTCCCCCCATATTATTGTAATGTAAGTTTGTGTATATTCGTAATACTTCGATAGGGAGAATAAACTTTAATTTATATATTAAAAAATCAGTCAGTGGACTTAACGGGATAACACCAAATAAAAAAGAAGTATTGTCTATTGAAGTAGATCCGTGACCTGCTTGGTACACTATTCCTTTATATAAATAATCTGATAAGAAGTTAGCTAATTGAGGTTCTAGCCAATTGTCGATTACAGTGGTGGGTATAATATCTTTATTCATATATTTCTACGTTGTACTCTATCTAAATATAGGTGTAAAGGGATAAAGGGAAGCTAGATTGTACTTATTGCCCCTATCCTATATAATGATTTTATGCCTTTAAATTTAATAAACATAAGACCAGGCTTTAATAAACAAATAACCGATACTGCTGCCGAAGGGCAGTACATAGACGGTGATTTTGTACGGTTTCGTTATGGGTTGCCTGAAAAGATAGGTGGTTGGAGCAAAATCACTTCTAATACGTTAGTAGGAGTAACCAGGGCACAGCTACAATGGACAGATCTAGATAGTAGAATTTACGCTGCTTTAGCTTCGCTACGATGTTTATATATTTATTATCAAAATGCATTTTATGATATTACCCCTTTAGAGTCCCCTCAAGCAGGAGCTACTTTTACTACCGTTAGTGGATCCCCTACCGTAACGGTTAATCTAACAGGAAGTTTGCTTCAACAAGGGGATTTATTTACTTTTACCTCTGTCACCCCTCCCACAGGAGCAGGGTATACCGCAGGGAATTTTCAAGATCAAACTTTTGAAGTTACTTCCAGAATTAGTTCTAATCAATTCACCATTACCATGGCAGCTAATGCAACCACAAGTATCTCGGCTAATGGAGCAGCTACTATAAACCGATACGTATTAGTAGGACCTGTTGGTCAAGCCGCAGGTTATGGTTGGGGAACGGATTTATATGGAGGACAAAGTTCCGTAGAAACAACTTTAAACGGAGCCATCAATGACTTGGTCACTACGATTACTCTAACCAGTACAACAGGGATACCAACTACAGGTTCTGTATTAATCGATAGTGAAATTATCTCTTATACAGGGATTTCTACTAGCCAATTAACAGGATGCACCAGAGGTACTCAAAGTACTACCGCTGCCTCTCATTTAGATGGAGCCTCCGTAGTCGCACTTACAGGATGGGGAGATGCTTCTTTAGCGGGAGGAACTTCCATTGAACCAGGTAATTGGTCTTTAGATAATTTTGGACAAATTTTAATTGCAACTATTTTTAATGGTCGTACCTTTATATGGCAGCCCCTTCAAAACACTAGTAATGCTTTAACTACGAGAGCAACCCTTATGGCAGGAGCTCCCACAAAAAGTATTATGAGCATTGTGTCTGATCAGGATAGACATTTAATTCATCTTGGTACGGAAACGATTATAGGGAATACTTCTACTCAAGACAAAATGTTTATTCGTTTTTCTGACCAAGAAGATTATAATGTGTACCAGCCTACTTCGGTTAATACCGCAGGCACGTTTAGATTAGATGATGGAACAGAAATCAGATCCGCAGTAAAAGGAAAAGATTATATTTTAATTACCACAGACACAGCGGCCTATACCTTGCAATATGTTGGAGCCCCCTTTACCTTTAGTATTAGGAAAGTAGGAACTAATTGTGGATGTATAGGACCACACGCAATGTCTTTTAAAGATGGACTTGCTTACTGGATGGATGATTCTGGGGGTTTTAATTATTTTGACGGAACCGTAAAAACATTAGAGTGTTCGGTTGAAGATTTTGTATTTACTCAAAACAATCCAGGGGATCTTGGTTTAAACTATGGGTCAGGAAAACTAGTGTATGCAGGGAATGATTGTCTATATGGTGAAACCACTTGGTATTATCCTTCTGCTTCCTCTAACACTATCAACAGATCGGCTACTTGGAATAGAGGGGAAAATTGTTGGTACACAAGTTCCTTAGCAAGAACGACTGCACAAGATGCTCATTTATACCCTGTTCCTTATATGACTTCTTTTAATTCAACAGGTACCCCTAATTTTCCTATTATACAGGGAATTAGTAATATCAATGGGTCTACTACTTATTGGGCGCATGAAACAGGTACGGATCAAGTTGAAGGCAGTACTACTACAGCGATCAAGGCGTTTGTAGAGTCGGGAGATTTTATGCTACACGTAGATGGGGATGGAGAAATTTTTACTAAAATAAGAAGATTTATTCCAGACTTTAAACGATTAACAGGAGATGCTCAAATTACTATTTTATTAAAAGATTATCCTTCCGACACGGCTACCTCCTCCTCGTTGGGGCCTTTTGCTATTAATAGCTCTACTCAAAAAATAGATACTAGAGCAAGAGGACGAGCGGCAGCATTAAAAATTGAAAATTTATCCACAGGTCAAACTTGGAGATATGGAACGTTTAGAGCAGACGTACAACCAGACGGAAGAAGATAATGGCAAAAATAACTTCTTATATACCAGAACCCACACTTAATTATGACGTTAGTAATCAACAACAGTTATTACAGTCTATAGAAACACTAAAGACACAATTAAACACTTCCTTTCAAGAAGATTTAAAACAAGAAGTGGAACGATTCACTTTTTTTGGATTAGGATAATATGGCTAATTTTTATAAAAATACAAAATTAGATTTAACGGTTGCTACGGCAGTTACTTTGTATACTTGTCCTTCTAACTCAAGAGCCATAATAAAATCTCTATATGTTTCTGATGATTCAGGAACGGGTAGTACTATTACGGTTGACTTATTTAATGGGGATCCTGCTTCTGCGGCTAAATTTAATTTATTTAAGACAAAAGCCATAGCTGCAAACGCTACAGATCAATTAATTACAGTACCCTTGATCCTTATGGAAAGTGAAGTATTACAAGTAACGGCAGCCGATGCTAATAGGTTACATGTTATACTTTCACTATTAGAAATATCAAGAGAAGATCAAAATGGCTAAACGAGCTAACGTAGTGCATATTGCAGGGAAAAGAAGAAAAAGACCAGGTCGCCATGCTAAGTGGCAAAAAACAAAGAAAACTAACATGGGTCGCCCACAATAAGGTAGACAACCTTAGATAAAATAAGTATATAATTAAAAGGAGAAAAAATGACAAAAATAATTAAGATACCAGCAATAGCAGTAGAAATAGTAAAGAATAAAAAAACGGGAGAAGTGTACGCAGACAAATCTGCTTTTGAGGCAGATGTGGCAAATCCTGCTACGGAAACTACTGCGGATGATTTTCAACAAGATTTACAAATTACGGTGGCTTCAGTAACTACTAAACCAGCGGCAAATTAATATATGCAGCCTTTAGGAGGTACGGAGTTACAGTATGCTCTTCTGTATAAGCACGTAGATAACAAGTTATTAAATAACTTTCAAATTACTACTTCAGTTCCTGAGAAAATACCGTTAGCTACCGATAAGATCAATATCCTTTGGGAACAAAATTCTTATGACCAACCCAACATAGTTCCTTGGTTTTTAGATAAAGAAAACCATAAGAAATATGATTGGTATGTATTTAATAGTGCCTGGTGTTATGAAAAATTTAGAATGAAATTTGATGTACCCACTAACCAATGTACCGTTATTAAAAACGCTATTGAGAACTTTCCTAAAAGGAAAATCTATAAACAAGGAGACCCTATTAAAATGATATTTCATCCCACTCCCTGGAGAGGATTAAATGTTATTTTAGGAGCGATGCAATTAGTTAAAAATAAAAATATTACACTAGATGTCTATTCCTCTACTCAAGTGTATGGAGATAATTTTAAAAAAGCAAATGATAAATTATATAAACCTTTATATAACCAGGCAAAAAAATTAAAAAATGTTAATTATATTGGTTACAAGCCTAATGATTATATTTTAAAACAGATAGAGAACTATCAAATATTTCCCTACTCTAATATATGGGAGGAAACTTCCTGTATTTCTGCTATGGAAGCAATGGCAGCAGGCGTCCATATGATTACTACCAACTACGGGGCGCTCTATGAAACTTGTTCTGAATGGCCTGTCTATGTGCAATATACTAATGATTATAAAAGACTAGCTCAAGGTTTTGCCTATGCTATAGATTCTTTAGCTTCTTTTTTACACGAAGAAGGTTGTCAAAATCATTTACAGTCTCAATCTAATTTTTATAAAAAGTTTTATTCCTGGGATTCTAGGAAAGAAGATTGGACTACTTTTTTACAGGGAGCACTTAATGCAAAATCATGACCCTATATGGTTTAACACCAAACAAAAGAAGAAATCTAAATATAGTTTATTTATAGCTACTCCTTGTCATTCCGAAGTTAGTATTCATTATACACAGTCTGTACTGGACCTACAAAAAGTTTGCATGATCAAACATATACCCATCTCTTTTCACATGTTAAAATCTTCTTTGGTCACTCAAGGAAGAAATTTATGTGTCTCTGGATTTTTACAATCAGATTGCACTCACTTACTGTTTATTGATTCCGATATAGCATTTAAGGCTCAAAGCGCCCTTAATCTTCTTTATGCCAATAAAGATGTTATTTCGATTCCTTACCCATTGAAAGACATGAATTGGGACAAAGCTATGCACATGATAAAAGAGGGTAAAATTAAAACGGCAAACGATTTAAGAACTAAAGGTTTTTACAGATACCCGATGAAAGTACCTTCCAATGAATCTATTTCAGTTAAAAACGGAATTATAGAAGTAACTCATTCTCCTACTGGATTTATGATGATTAAAAGAGAGGTGTTTACTAAAATGATTAAAGCTTACCCTGATTTCTATATTAAACAATTAAATATTATTAATGGAAAACCAGTAGAAACACCTCATATGTGGAATTTTTTCGATACTCTGCACGATCCAAAAACTAAAACATACATGGGGGAAGATTTTGCTTTTTGTAAAAGATGGAAAGATATTGGAGGTCAATGTCACGCTTGGATATTAGACCAAATTATCCATGTGGGAGAACATCAATATACTGGTCGTTTTGGAGATGAGTTGATATTACCTAAGTAAAATGGTATTCTTTTAAAAACATATATAAATAGGAGCTTCTATACTTATGATGCAATTTGTTGCACCTTTTCTAATTAACTTCGGCCTAAATAAAGCAATGGGAATGTCTACAGGCAAAGCCATTGGTATGGCGGGAATAAATTCATTTATGCCTGGGGGCGGAGCAACAGCACAAGGAGCTGGGGGTATTGGAGGATTACTTTATCAAGGAGGATCTCCTGGAAGTGCTTTAGCCATGGAAGGAGCAAAAACTTTAGCGTCAGGTATGGCTGCTAAAAAATATGGATTAGCAGGAGGAATGGCAGCGTATGGTGGACTATCTGGTTTACAAGGATATGCGGGTATGGGACCTAATGTAGGATTACAAGGATTAGAAGGAGCACAAGCCGCTTTGACAGGAGCACCTACAGCGGAAGCTGGGGTTATACCTCAACCTAAACCAAGTACGTTAGGTGGAACAGCCACAACAAGTAGTGTAGGAAGAAATGCGGTTCCTACAAAAGGATTTTTTGAAGGAATGGGTACAGGATCAAAATTAGCTTTAGGAGCAGCCGCAATACCTTTATTAGGAGAATTAGGTGGTGAAGATAATGATGAGCCACGTAAAGAAAAGTTAAATGTAAATTATCCGAAAGTAAAAGACCTAGTAACTCGATTTAAAATTAGAGATTATAGTACAGGAAAAGACAACCAATTAAATATCGGAGAAACAGTGGAAGAAAGATTAGGTAGTAATTATGTCTCTAGATATAAACACGGTGGTATTGCACAATTTAAAACAGGTGATTTAGTTAATAGATTACCTAGTAAAACTCAATATGATGAAAAGGATTATTCTGTATATACAAGAGCATCTAACTTTGTTACGGATGAGTCTGGAAACGGCGATGAAGACGAAGATACTATGTTAGCTCAACTTGCTGACGGTGAATTTGTAACCACCGCTAAAGCTGTATTAGGAGCAGGTATTATTGCTGGAGCTAGTCCTTCTGATAAAACTTCCATGAGAGATAAAGGCGCTAAATATTTTTATGAACAACAAGCAAGATTTAAAAGAGTTTATAAACTATTAAATGACGCAAAAAAACGAACTAATTCTGTTCAGTAAAGAGGAGATAGAAGGAGTATGGAATTTAGCAAAAGATTTAGTACACAAGGCGTGTGTCAGAGCAGGGGGGTTTTTTAATGAAGAACATGTTAAAGAGTTTTGTAAAAAAGGCACAATGCAACTTTGGCTTGTGGTCACCGAAACTAATGACGTTCTTTGTGTCTGTGTTACAGAAATTAGGAAGTATCCTAATTACAGCGTTTGCGACACTAGGATTGTTACTGGTAAGCAGTATAAAGATTGGTTTCATTATATTGATAGAATTGGCGAATGGGCTAAAAAACAAGGTTGTAGAAAGATGGAAATCTTCGCACGACCTGGCTACGTTCCTATGTTTAAGCAAAGAGGGTATTTGGCGACACACATCCAAGTCGAAAAAAAATTATGAACAACAGTAATTTAATACAAGAGATAAAAACTAAATTAACTATTCAACAAAAAGTTGAGTTGTTTAAAGAATTACATAAAGAAATTTCTGGAAAAGGGGTTAAAGGGGATACTGAATTAGCTCATATCAATACCTTTGAGTCTAGAATACTAAGAATGTTCGGTGGATCAGGAACTATTAACCCAGAGACAGGATTAAAACAATATTTTGGTGGAGGAGGGGGTGGAGGATCCGCTCCATCTGACACTACTAATGTACAAACTATTAGAGAAGCTCCAGGGATAGAAGAACGTAAATTAGGTCTAATGGATATATCTAGAGCCTTGGCAGAAACCCCTGTAAATATTCCAGCACAAACAGTATCGCCTTTTACTGGCATGGAACAACAAGGTTTTACACAATCGGGAGTTACAGGAATTGGTCAAGCTCCTGTGTCTCAAGGTATTGCATCGTTACAAGGAGTAGGTACACAGGCTGCACAAGGAGCAACCTCTGCGGGTTTTCAAAATTATTTGAACCCTTATCAGTCTTACATAACCGATGAAATTAATCGTCAAGCGGCGCAACAACGAAATCAAGTATCTCAACAAGCTATTCAGTCGGGCGCGTTTGGGGGAGGAAGAGAAGGTGTTCAATTAGCAGAATCCGAAAGAGCAAGACTACAAACTATTGGTCAAGCACAACAATCTTCTTTTGGACAAGCTATGCAATCTTATCAAACTGGATTAGGTCAACAAATGCAAGCGGCTACAGGCGCAGCACAGTTAGGCGCAGCCCAGCAACAAATGGCACAAGGAGATATTAATCAATTAATGTCTGCAGGGGGATTACAAAGACAACTTGCGCAACAAACAGTAGATGCGCAACGTGCTACAGATTTACAACGAGCATATGAACCATATCAAAGAGCGGAGTTTCTAAAAGCTCAGTATCAAGGTGGACCTACCTCTCAATCAGGAATAACTGCAGTAACTGCACCTACCAGTAATCCCTTAGCACAAGCTGCTGGAGCGGGATTAGGAGCTTACGCCGCATATCAAACAGCACAAGCTAAGGCTCCACAAATTAACGTAAACCCAGGGAAATAACATGGACCCAATATTGAATCGTCCTTTATTTAGAAAAAAGGCTCTTCATCAAGAGCAGATTAACCAAAACAAAATACCTGGTTTTGTTATTGGAGGAATTGCTTCTGGATTAGGGATATTAGGACGAGCGGGAGTGGCTGGATATAAAGCCTTTAGAGCAGCACAAGCAGCTAGACCTGCAGTGGGTGCTGGATTAGGGAGATTAGGACAAGCTAAAGATAGAGTACGTGAACTAGGTCAATATGGAAAACAGTTAATAGATACACCCACAGGATCAAAAGTACTAGGAGCAGCTGAATTAGGTTTTGCGGGAGCAGGACTAGAAGAAACTCGCAGAGGGCTTATGGGTCAAGAGTCTATTTATGGAGGAGGACCCGCTTCTGTTATTGGAGGATTAACTTCTTTATACGGCGGTACAGGATTAGTAGGAAGAACTTTAAAAGGAGCTTTTCCAAAAAGTTTACAAGCTGCAGATATAGGTGCAAAAATTACCAAAGGTACACCTTTTCCTATTGTAGCTGCTTTATTAGGGGTTCCAGCAGGAATGGCTGAATCTGAAACTAGAAGAGCTATTAAAGATGAATCAGAAAAAAGAATACCTGAAGAAACTTTAACTGCATTAGAGAAAAAATTAAATGAATTAGGGAAAACACCTGATGTAAACGAAGTTATTAAAACAGTTCAAGGTTTTAAAATTACAGATAAACAAAAAAAAGCTGTATATGATACTTTAGGCATTAGCGAATTTGCTAAAACTCAACAACCACAACCTGCTCCAAAAGGTTCCGATTCAAAAGGAGGACCTATAATTCCAATAGAGAAAACGGTGAAGGATAATATGATTGGTGTAACAGAACCTACATTAGATACTTCTAAAATGAACCCTGAGGAAAAAGACGATTTGGCAGTTACCATGGCGAATCAAATGGAAAAAGCCAAAAAACAAGTTACGGAGGCTGAAGGATCTGGAGACGATTCATTTAAAAGAGAATTTTCTAATTTAAAACGACAAATTCAAGGTAGTACTAATAATGGAGACATGACTAATTTAATTTTATTAAAATTAGCTTCTGGATTATTAACTGGAAAATCAAGAGATAGAGGAGTTTCGGGATTGATGGACGTAGCGGGACAAGCGTTAGGCCCTACGGTAGATACTGCTTTAGTTTTAGCTAATCAACAAGCAGAGTTTGATCAAAATTTAGCTATCCAATTAATTAAAGACAGAGCTGATAGAAGAAAAAATGTAGGTCTTAAAGCAGACTCTAAAAGACAATTTTTAGTAGAATCTAATCTAGGGGATGATTTATTTCCTGAAACAGGTAGGTATGTTCCAGTGAATAAAGACACAGGAACTTATTTAGATTCTGTACAAACAGAACAAGGAGAAGTGTTAACAGAATATACAGGAAATGGTACTCCTGAAAAAGCAGATGAAAAAAATAAACAAGTTGCGTTTAGACAGTTAGGAGATTTGTCTAGAGGTATTGAGTTTACTCAAATTGTTCAAGCGGCTCCTTTAGCAACTATTGGCCCTGAAGGACGTGTTAGAGAAATAACAGATGCTTTCATAGGGGCTGGAAAAGGTTTTATGTCCTCTTTTGGGTCTATTGACGAATTTAAAGTTAAATCTTTTAATGATATTTCTGAACAAATTATGAATGTAAATCCAAGCGACGCTCCTTTATCCGATGATTCTTTAAAAGACAGAATAAAGGATGCTGAAAAACTTTTATCTAAATTTCAAAAAGAAGATGCTGAAGTTTCTCAAAAATTCTCTGAAGCGTTGGAATCTGGAGATCAACAAAGAATAGCAAGAGCACAATTAAGATTAATTGAACAACGTATGAAATACGTTATTGCTAATTCAAATAAAGGAACAGATAGGTTAACGGTTAAAGATATTGAAAGTGCGGCTCAAAGAACAAGAATATTTGATTTATTAGATAACCCAGAACAAATAAAAAGAAACTATCAAGCAATTGAAAAAGATTTAAATGCTCAATTTAAAAGAAACGCTGGTACTTATGTAAGAAACGGTGGTTCTAAAGATTATATTTTAAGTAAATACAGAAACTTAACTCCTGTTCAACAATACTTGCTTAAGCAAGATGAAAAATCTAAAGAACAAGTATCAGGAAAACCGACGGACCCTTATGGAGCCTTGAAAGGTATATAATGGCTGAAAAACAAAAAGACACGGGTCAGGTTAATTTTCAAGATATACAATCAAGATTAGATAATAAATTAATTGATCCTGGACAATTAAATCGAGACCAAAGAAGAGCTTTAGACTTAGCTTTTAAAGATAAAAAACTTACAGGTTATCAGTCTGTTTCGGAAATGGATGCCGAAAGAAATGTTGCAAGACAAGAAATAGCAAAAGATGTCAGAGAAAAACTAGCTCCTTTAACCCCTACTTCAGCTTTAAGCTTAGGAGTAAGACGAGGAACGTTAGTTGCTGCAGGAGATATTCTTGGTTCTTTTACGCCATATATTATGGATGGCAAAAAATTAGCCATAGAAGCTAGAGAAATGGCGCTTAAGGGAAAAGGTGTTTCGTATGTACCTGAAATACAAAGGACTGCTGGAAAGAATACTTTTAAAGGAGTGTCTAATCTTTTAACTAAATTACCTTATTTAAGAAATTTAAAATTATTTACAAATACTGCAAAAGTATTAGACGGGTTTGCAGGCACTATCGGGGCAGGGGTACTTCCTAAAGTAGTTGCTTCTCAGGCTTTAAAAACAGAATTAAAATCTCAAGCGTTAGGAGCCGTTGCGGCAGGAGCTGGTTCTGTGACTTATGATATGATTAATTTTCCAGCAAAATTTGTAGCAGGCGCTAACAGCGATATTTCTAAAATAGATCAAAACCAGTATAGCAAAATGAGTGGATTAGAAAAAACAACCTACCATGCTATTGATAATGCAAAAACAGCTTTAATGTGGAATGCGGGAGCGTTTGGATTATTCGGGACTTTAAAAGGTTTGGGCACAGCCTCTGCAAAGTTTTTTAGATTAAATCCAGTCCAACAGTCTAAATTAAATGAAAAAATATTAGAGCAAGGGTTACCTGTGAACCCTGTAATGATAGCAGAAGGAACGGGGGGAGCTTCTGGTCTATTTAAAAACATGAATAGAATTCTAGCGGTGCTACCTGCAGCGGCGGGGGAACCTTTAAAGTTTCAATCAAAATTTACAGCTGCTGCTTTAGTGGGACTAGAGTCTAATTTAAAAAATGCACTTAATGTTCCTTTACTCCACACAGAAATTTTAGCAAATGCAGTTAATACCACAGCTAGAGATACTTACGTGAAATCAGGAAATGTTTATGGTGCTTTATATAAAGCGTCTGAAAAACAACTTAATGAAATTTCAGGCACTATGGACAAGTACATGAATAAAATTATAGATAAACAAAGAAATCAAGATTTAGCACAAGGGTTACCTGCTCGGGGCGATGAAGACTATATTAGAGCGGTCTTTCCCGAAGGTATGGAGATACCTTTTGTTTATTCTAAAAATTTAAGGGACACTTCTAATAGAATTATCCAAGATATTAGTCAAGGAACCAGTGTTAATGTTCAAGGAAGAATGCAAGCAAGAGGATTGCGAAGTGCTGATTTTGATCCTTTAAATCAATTTGTAAGAGAAATTGGAGATAGATTAGATGAGTTTAAAGTAATAAATGGGGGAGATTATCTAACTCCTAACCAATTCTTTAAATTAAGAAGAGATTGGAATCAAAATTATATCAACACCTTTCAAACTGCTAGTGCTAATGTTCAAGGTAAGGTGCACCAGATTTTAGAAGCTTTTGAAAAAGATTTTAATGGTGTGGTTAAAAATCCAAACGCAAATCAATTATTAGAAACTAATCCTAAATTAGGCAGAATGCATAATTTTGTTAAAGAAAATTTAGGGGATAAAGAAGCTCAAAGTTTTTTAAATGAATTTCAATCTAAAATAAAAATGGCAAACCAACAATATGCAAATGCAAATTTGACTTTTTCACAGTCTGTTAATTTTTATCACAACTCTAAAATGGCCTCTATTGTAAAAAAAATGGACTCCAATGCATTAACGGTGAAACAAACGTTAAATATGCCTGGAAAGCAATCTATAACAGATGTGCAGGGGATGAACCAACTGTTTAAAGCAGCTTTTAATCCTACTACAGGAAACGCATCAGCGGTGAAAGAATTATATGAGTTATTAGGAGGAGCTAAATATTTTCCTAAAGAAGTTCAAGAAAGAGCCCAGTACACCATGGGTTTGTTAATGTATAGACAGTTTTTTGATGCTTTTAATAAAAATGCTATTGTTAGAAAAGTAAGTGGAACTGCAGCTGGAGCCGAACTTGCTGAACCCTTTATGGCCCAAGGAGGAGATGTAACTGATGTCATTAGAATATTAAATGATAATAGTCCTTCTTTTAACAGATCGGTTACGGAGTTAATGGAAGCAGACATGCCAATGGGGAAAGTAAGTTCCCAGTTTGTAGATAAGATTAAATATGAAAAAAAAGCTATAAACATGGATGTTATTAGGCAGGCTATTAAAGATGACCTACCTATTACGCAAAAAGTGTTTGTAGCAAAAGAAGTAGCTGTCCAAGGGGGAGCGGCGAAACCTTTAACACAAGACGCTGTGGCCCTTGCGGAGAAGTCAAGATTGGCTCAGGTGGGTGGAAAAATTATATCTAAAGAAGAGAGAAAAGCTGCGAAGGAAGAACTCGAAGAACTTCAATTAAGATTGTCGGGATTTCAAGAATTTAGATTCGATAAATTTGCCAGTGATATAGGTTTGTCTGCTGGAAATAAAGCAGGTAGAGAACAATTACTGGAGGGCTTTAAAATAGCTAGAGGATTAAATGCTAAAGGGGCGGAAAAACATGTGGACAATATTGAAACTATTATAGGGGCTTTAAAAGCAAACAGTTTAACCCCCGTAGGAGATGCTTCCGCTTTTGTTACTCGTTCTATTATTTTAGGATTAGGATTAGGGGGAGGACTAACTGGAGGTTTATTAATGGGTAGTGCAAGTGGAGGTTTATTAGGGGTGGTAATGACTGCTTTAATATTAAAAACTGGTGGAAGAGCATTTAACTCTCCTAAAATAGCTCAAAAATGGGTAGATCTATATACTACAGGACAACGACTAGATGATAATATAAGAAAAGCAATACAACCTTCAAGGCAAGCAGCCTTTGCGGATGTATTTAATTACCTTACTGCAGATGATCCAGACGCTCCAGTAATATCTCCAGGTAACATTCCTGAAAAAATGATTATTGAATATTTACAATCCCCTGGATCGGTTCAAAGAGTTCCTACAGAAGAAGGGTTATATCAATCAATTCCTAGGGACGTAAAAGAACGATTTAATCCCGATCTAAAAAAACTAAGAGAACTATCTGGATTACAAAGATACGATTTCAAAAATTACGATAATGGACTCCAAGTAGCAAACACTAGAGCGGATATTTTAGATGGTTTATCCGATCAACAAAACACTCAGGAGATACCTCCACAACTTCAAGGTTTTTTAGAAAACCCTTCAGCCATAGATGTACCTGAAAGCGTAAAGCAAGCGTCAGCCCAGGCACAGGCAAATATTCCAGCTCAAACCCAAGCGGTATATGATAGTTTATTTCCGTTAGATAAACTTGGTTCCGCTATAGCAGGTAGTCAGAATGTCTAAAACAAAAAACGGATATAACAACTCAACCAAAACGGCGTTAGCCCATCAGAGAATAGATGACCATGAAAAACTTTGTAGAATAATGCAGAAACAAACGCAGGATCAAATGAATAAAATGTGTGCTCAAATTAAAAGATTAGAGTCTAGAATGATGTGGGCCTCAAGCATGATTATTACTTCTTTAATTGGGTTAATTATTGCTTTACTTCGCGTTCAAATAAGCTAAAACATCTCCTATGGGAGATACTTATAAATTTTCTTGGGCAACTGATTTAAACAAATATTTGTATCAGCCTTATTCCAGGTCTCAAATAAATGGAGAAAGAATGTACTCTGTTAATGAAGTACAGATTCCGTCCGTAACTACTATACTTTCAGCTACTAAAGATATGAAGGGGATACAAGCGTGGATTAATAGAGTAGGTAAAGAAGAAGCTGCTAAAATTGTTAAAAAGGCTTCCGATAGAGGCTCAGAAATGCATGCTTTGATAGAACAACGACTATTAGGCTCAGAAACATCACTTAGCTCTCCAGATAGCTCTGAGGCGGCTAGAATGGCAAAAACTGTCATCACTAACATGAGTGGCTTAAATACCGTTTACGGAAGTGAAATTTCTCTTAATTACAAAACGTTATGGGCAGGAACCACAGATTTAGTTTGTTTGTACGAAAACCAACTAACCATTGGCGATTTTAAACAAGCAAATAGAATGAAAGAAGAAAAATGGATTGATGATTATTTTTGTCAGTTAGTTGCCTACTCTATGGCCCACACAGAAAATTATGGATTAATAGAACAGGGTAAAATATTTATGGTAACTCCAAAATTAGAATATAAAGAATTTGAATTAAATAAATTTAATTATGAAAAATATAAAAAACTATGGATGGGAAAAGTAGAACAATATTATAAAAACAGACCTGCCCTAGAGCCTGTGAAACCAGTGTTACAGGTTAATAAAAACAATCCTAACTCTTAAAGCCATTCACGAGCTTTTTCCCCTAAAATTTTAGCAGAGAGTTTAATTTTATCCTTGAGTATACTTATTACTTTTTCATCAATAGTGTCCTTACATATTAAGTCTATATAAGTACATTTATTGGTTTGTGAAATTCTGTGAATACGTGCTTCTGATTGTTCTCTTTGCTCATATGAATAATTATTATTAAAGTAAATCATAGTATGGGAAGAAGTTAAAGTTAATCCCATTCCACCACTTGCAGTGTTACCTACAAAAAATCTTGTTTTAGGGTTTTTTTGAAAAGACTCTCTAGCTTCTGTTCTAGACTCATTAGAGTCTCCACCATAAAAAGTTACAGTAGAGTCAGTACCATAAGTAGAACGAAGAGTGTCAGCAATTTTACGAATATTATGTGTATAACAAGCCCAAATAATAACTTTTCCTTGTGTTTCATCGAGTGTCTCCAGTAGTAGTTTAATTTTTTCATTGTCATCAAATTCTTCTATCTCACCACTATCCTTCATGACAAAACCATTCGCAACTTGATGTAGTCTTAAGATTTCTGTTAGTTTGTTTTGAAAACTTATACTGTCGTCTTCTAAAATAGCGAGCGCATGCATTTTTAAATCGTCATAAACTTTTTTTTGTTTTTTACCTAACTCACAGAATCTTTGTTGATAAATTTTTTCAGGTAAATCCAAACACTCCTCCTTGGTTACACGGAAGGAATGTGTTTTAACTTTTTCTTCTAGTTCTTTTAAGTTAGTAAAATATTTTGGAAATTTAACAATTTTTCCATTAATAATACTTTCGTGAAATACACAATAACGATTACGAAAGGTGTAGTAAGAACTATGTCCTAAAATACTTTTATCTAAAAATTCTAATTGAGTGTACACATCTAAAGGGCTGTTGGTTACGGGAGTACCTGTTAAAATTCTTCTGTATGGAGCCAAATCTTTTAACTTTAAAATGTTTTTGGTCCTATCTGCACCTGGATTTTTAATCTTACTGGACTCATCAATAGCCATTAAGCACTTGAATTTATTAAGAAATTCTTTAGCTGTTGCAAAACCATTACCTCTAGATAACGCTTCCACATTCATAACAAAGATTTTAAATTTACCATTACGAGTAAATAATCGTTCCTGGGCTAATCTATTTTTAATGGTGGTTGCATTAGACCAACTAATAATGTCACTTTCCTCTACAAAAGGGTAATGCGTGGGTATCTCATTTTTCACCCATACCGTGTATACCGATTTAGGAGCGATAATTAAAACACCCTCTATCTTGTGGTTATGATGTAGAATACCTACTGTATCTAGTAAAACTTTAGTTTTACCTGTACCCATTTCCATAAACAAACCATAATAAGGCTTATCAAAAGATTTTTGTAACGCTTCTTGTTGATGAGCGTAGGGCTGTGTTTTAAAAATATATTTTTTGTATCCCATGAAATAATAAAATATTAAGATTGACATATATTACTTAGATCTATATATGTCAACTTAATAAGGAGGCAAACATGTCTAACATCAATATAGATGGACGCGGTTTGGCCGAATTAAGTAAACTGTGTCAGAAGTTATTATCAATCCGAGACGAGATTGGAAATCTTCAAAAGACACTAGATGATAGGATGAAAGATGAAGAACATATGTCTGGTCTTGTAATACCAAATATAATGACCGAGTTAGGCATCAGATCATTTACACTTGATGACGGTTCCACTGTCAAAGTCCAAAAAAAATATCGACCCCATATTTCAGATGACAATAGGTCAGCTGCGATGGAATGGTTGAGAATAAATAATCATGAAGATCTAATTAGAAATGAAATTAGTATTCCATTCACCAAGGGTGAGGACGCTAAAGCAATAGCTTTAGAAAAACTAATTCGTGGAAATGAAGAACTTCATGACATCGTGTTGAACAAAAAAGAAAATGTTCACTGGAAGACTCTTTCAGCGTTCTGTAAAGAACAAGTTGAAAAAGGAATAAACTTCCCTGAACATTTATTTGGATTGTTTATTCAGGATGAAACTCAAATAAAAGGAGAAAAAAAATGAGTAAAACACCAACAGTAAAAACAACAAACGAATTATCTTTATCGAGTGCCGATCTTGATAAACTAATGGTAAATTCGTTTGATAACATTGACAGCAATGCTGTCTCGATGCCATATTTTAAATTGGTGTCTAAACAATCCGACATACTTGAACCAGGAAGTGCTAACTACGTAGAAAAAGCAAAACCTGGAATGCTTTTCAATACCGCTATAAGAGAGGTGTATGAAAACATTAAAGTAATCCCAAGTTTCTTTTACTTGGCAGATGTAGAGTGGTCTGAAAGAGGAGAAGGTTCTAATAGACCTGTTTCTATCCATGACATATCCGCAAACGTTCTTAAGAATACACAGAAGGACGATAAAGGAAAAGACCGTTTGGAAAATGGTAATTACATTGAAAGAACTGCACATCATTTCGTAGTTCGTTTAGATGATAATAATAATGTTTTGGACAGTGGACTTATTCTAATGTCTAGAACCCAAATGAAGAAGTCGCAACGATGGAACACCATGCAATTATCTCAATTTCAAGATATAGAGGGTGTCCGTAAGCAACTTCCGAATCATGCACAAATTTATACCCTTGGCTCGACTTTAGAAAAAAACTCTAAAGGTACTTGGTACGGCTGGGTTATAAACTTCACTGGAGTTGCTCCTATGACTGCAATTAACAGATCTGTAGAGTTTAGATTATCTGTTTCGCAGAACAAAGGTGTGAACTACGCTGATGAGAAAACGGTTGATAAAAAGGAAATCCCTAGTGTAACAACTAAGGGTTTGCAAGGTACTGAAGCTACTCCTTTTTAATGACTGCTACTCGATTCTTAGATCTGTTTGATTGCCAACGAGAGAACTATTACACCTTTGAACTTCAAGGACAGAGGGACCGTGATGGTAAAGCCGAAGGTAAATACACTCGGATCCGAGAATCAGTGACTGATGAGGTCATTGAAAAACATTTCAGTGGAGAAATCAGCATTGGTCTTATTCCTACTCGTAGGGATAAGACCTGTTCCTGGGGTTGCATTGATGTAGATAATATTATTTATAACAAAGACCCCAGGCCCCTCATTAAAAAAGTAAGAGATAATAAATATCCCTTAATGCCTTACCGATCTAAAACAGGAGGCTTACATTTAGTGTTACATATTAAAGGTTCTGTTCTTGCAGCAGACATGCGAGCAAAAATTCATGAACTTGCAGCAGATTTAGGATGCGGAGGAGAAGGAGCAGATAAGTTTCCAGCCGAAGATGAAATTAAATGGGATCCACAAAAAAATGAATACAGGACAGGTAAGTGTTTAAATATTCCCTATCAAAACTGTGCTAATAAATTTTTCACTCGCTACGGAGTGAATGATAATAATGAATCATTGTCATTAGAAGAATTATTTGAGTTCGTAGAGCCCTTACGAATAACTCCAGAGCAATTTAATAAAATAACTGTGGCGAAGCCACGTAATGAAGATAATGATATGTGGAATCAATATCCGCCTTGCGTGCAAAGTTTTATTAAAGAAGGCGTTGGAGAAGGTCAAAGAAACAATGCAATGTTTAATATTGCGGTGATGGAGCATTTAAAAAATCCTAAAACTTTAAGACAAGAAGTATATTCGAAGAATAAAGAAATATGTAAACCACCTATTGATAGAGATTCGGAGTTAGAGGAGATTATTAATGGGATTAAAGACCAAAATTATTTCTATCAGTGCGAAACCCCGATTGCTAAAAAGTATTGTAATAAAGAATTATGTAGACAAAGAAAATTTGGTATTGGGCCTGAACAATATCAACCAAGTGTAGAGAGTTTTGAAAAGTTGGACACAGATCCTCCTATTTATTATTTAACTATGGAAGGAAAGCAAATCACTTTAACAGGAGTAGACATTACCCAACAACAATTATTTGCTAGGTCCTTATTTGACCAAGCGGATACCGTTTGGGATACGTTAAAGCCTAAAGATTTTAAACTATTTTTACGTAAATTAAAAGACGTGCAAATCGTTATTGAAGATGCAACCGATTCTAAGGTAGCTGAATATGAGTACTATATTAGAAAATTTATTCAAGATGAAGAACCTGGGGATGATATATCTCAGATTGAAGCAGGATATATATTTATAGAAGAAGACAGTGTGTACTTTAAGTTAGAAACCTTCATGGAATTTATGGTTAAAAATAGACAAAATAAAAAAAGAAATGAATTAATTCATTATTTAAGAAATGGCGGGGCAAAAAATGTGATTAAGAATAAATCCCGTATGTGGAAAGTAAACAAACCAACTAAGATCGAAATTAAAAATCGCTCTGTGACCTTTAAGAAAAACGATGAGTCCATTCCGTTTTAAAACAATAAAACTATTCGGGCCTCCAGGGACAGGTAAAACAACTACCTTATTAAATAGAATAGAAAAATATATAGGACGAGGAGTTTCTCCCCATAAAATTGCTTATTTTTCTTTTACTAAAAAAGCAATCAATGAAGGTATAGAACGAGCTAGAAGTAAGTTCCCTAATTTACAAGATCAAGATTTACATAACTTTAGAACCATTCATAGTTTTTGCAGGCAGCAGTTTTCCACCATTCCAGTACTAGATGAAGACGTAGATATAAAAGAATTTAATACCTCTATGGGAATCATATCTTTAGACTTTGATGATACTTACGATGGACACAGGGTTAGGAAAAATTGGGCCTTGCGTATTTATGATAAAGCTAGAAACATGATGGAGGATCCTATTAGTGTTTACCGTAGGGAGAAAGTTAAAAGGATAGGGTACGATAAGTTTGTTAACATTATACGTTTGTATGAAGAGTTTAAGGCAAGACACCGAGTAGATTTCACAGATATGTTAAAACAATTTATTGAAGAAGGCGTAGCCCCGTCTTTTGATTTAATGATTATAGACGAAGCCCAGGACTTAACTCCGCTACAATGGAAATTTGTCTACAAGTTGGGAGAGAAGGCAAAAAGAATCTACTTAGCAGGAGACGATGACCAGGCCATCTATGAATGGAATGGTGCGGACGTTAAATCATTTCAAAACTTTCCAGGGAAAGACGTGGTTTTAAAATACTCCCACAGGTTAAATAAAGATATTTTTACTTTTTGCAAATTGTTACAAAACAAGATTAGAAATAAAAAAGAAAAAGAATTTGTACCTTTTAATAAAAATAAGGGGAACATTTTAATGTTTAAAAATTTTTCAGAATTACCCTTTAGTTTATTTACAGGGAAATGGTTTTTACTCGCCAGGGTAAGGGATGCAGTTAAAGTTTTAGAAGGAGAAGCCAGAAAACAGGGTTTGTATTTCCAAAATCAAAAAGGGAAAAAATCTTTTGATATTAATCAATGGAACGCTGTTCGTTACTGGGAAGATTTAATGGGGGGAGGAACTCTTACTAAAGATAAAGTGGAAATTATGTATAATTTTATTGAAGAAATTACGCACGGCTATAGAAAAATAGAATCTAAAGCGTGGTTAGATATAGATCCAGCTTATGAGATGACTTTTGAAACATTACAGGTAGTGGGAGGTCTATCCACGAAGAAGAAAAAAGAACCTTGGTGGGATGCGTTAAACCGTAAGTTTAATGATAGACAGAAAAGGTATTTTCTACAAGTTCAAAAGATGGGTATTGATTTGACTACTAAAGCAAACATCATTATAGATACTATTCATCAAGTTAAAGGAGGGGAAGCTGAAAACGTGGTTTTATTTGCACAAACTAACTATCCAACTAATTTTGACGAAAAAATAACCGATGATAAATCCAATGAGCTTAGAGTGTGGTATACAGGAGCTTCTCGGTCTAAGAAGAATTTATTTTTGTTAGGAACCACCCATAGATATTCTTTTCCATTAGCTAGAATTTATAACAGTTACCTGGAGGCTGCAGATGCCCTGTAAATTAAAATCAAAAAAAATTAAAGTAAATCAAAGGTATTTTTCTACAGAAAGAGGATACTTCACTGAGTTATTTAATTCGTTACGACAACGTTGCGGTAAAACTAAATATAAACGTATAGGAAGAAAAATACATGTACTGGAAATTGAAGACAGACATAGTTTAATTGAGCTATGGCACAAGCAGTGTCAAGCTTTAGGGGGCCCTTATTGTATTTTTACAGGGGAAGAAATGACTATGAAAAAGAACAGAGGAGAAGGACGGAATAATGGCACAACTCCAACTAATGTTTCAGTAGACAGATTAGACGCATCCAGACCATATTCAGAAGCTAATATTGTTTTTTGTACCTGGGAGTTTAATAAAAGAAAAGGAGCAATCACCATAGATGATTGTTATAAAATATTAGATATACATGAAAGGAGAAGATATGGTAGCAGCATCTAATTTACAAAGAAAGGGTTATTCATTATGACGACTAAAGAAGACATAGAAAGATTGTTTCCAACATCGAGACAAGAAGGAGGGGATCATTATAAAAAACATGCAATACAGCCTTACACCTTTATAACGAAAAACAATTTGTCATTTTTTCAAGGTAATGTTATTAAATATGTAATACGTTACAAAAATAAAAACGGTATTGAAGATATTAGAAAAATTATTCATTACTGCGAACTTGAAATAGAAAGTTTAAAAAATGAAAAATAAAGAAATAGTTGGGTATTATTGGGATGGTAAAAATCAATACATAATTTATAAGGATGATAATGGCTATACAGAAATGGTATTGGAATCAAATAAGTAGGCTTGGTTGTTA